GGAAGATATATTTAGTTTATTAGATAACGTTGAAAAGAACGATTCTTTAAATGTTAATGATAGAGTACTGATTGTAGATGGATTAAATTTATATTTAAGAGTATTTGCAGTAAATGGTGCTTTGAATGACAATGGAGTTCCCGTAGGTGGTTTAACAGGTTTTTTAAGATCTTTAGCTTATGCAATCAGAGAAGTAAATCCAACCAGAGTAATTATAGTTTATGATGGTGCAGGTGGTTCTCAACGCAGAAGAAAAATCCATAGTGATTATAAGTCACAAAGAAAACCAGGTAAAAGAATTACCAGATGGGACGCTTTTAAAGATGCTCGAGAAGAAAAAGAGGCAATGAAAATACAATTTTCAAGATTACTTGATTATTTAGATTTTCTCCCCATCAACGTTATTTCAATAGACAAAATAGAAGCAGATGATACTATTGCTTATATTGCTCATACATTATTAGATAAAGAAGTTACAATAATGTCTGCAGATCAAGATTTTTTGCAATTAGTAAATGATAGAATCACTGTATGGAGTCCAACAAAGAAAAAGTTTTATACCCCCCGAATGGTAGAAGCTGACTATGGGATCCCGGCTCACAATTTTTTAATGTATAAAGTTTTAATGGGCGACAAATCAGATAACATCCCCGGTGTTAAAGGATTAGGTCCTAAAAAATTACCTAAAATACTACCAGATTTATTCACGCAACAAGCCCTTGATCTTGATTTCATTCTGGAGTATGCGGGTAAAGGAGAAGAATCTATGCATAAAAAAATTAGTGAGTCGGTAAACCAACTCCAACTAAATGAAGAATTAATGGATTTAAAAAACCCACCCATATCAGGAGAGTTAAAATTACAAATAGCAAGATTAATAGAATCACCAATAAATTTGCTTTCCCGAAATGATTTTATTACATCATATCATGATGATCAATTAGGAAATGCAATAGCAAATCCTGATTTATGGTTAAGGGAGCATTTTATTAAATTAAATACATTCGCAAAACAAACACATGAGTAAATTAACTCAATACGGACATTCATTTCAAACTAAGGCTATTGGTATTCTAATAACTGACAGAGACTTTCTACAACAAATTGCAGACATAGTTTCTCCAGATTATTTTGATAATGATGCTGGAAAATGGATTATTCGTAAAACACTCAGCTACTACAACGAATACAAAACAGTTCCCACAATGGAGGTGTTTAAAGTAGAACTTGAAAATTTAAATAAAGAACTACAGAATGTAGCTGTTAAAGATTTACTCAAACAAGCATACAAAGCATCAAAAGCAACAGATTTAGGTTTTGTTAAAGACACATTTTTAGATTTTTGTAAAAATCAAACACTAAAGGGTGCACTAATGAAATCAGTTGATCTTTTAGAATTAGGAGATTATGATGACATCAGAAATTTAATTGATGGTGCTTTAAAAGCAGGAACTGAAAGAGACATAGGTCATGAGTATATAGCTGAAATAGAAGATCGATTTAGAGAAGAATCTAGAAGCACTATAGAAACACCTTGGCCACTTATTAATAATCTTTTAGGGGGTGGTTTGGGACAAGGAGATTTAGGTTTAATAGCAGGTGGTCCTGGTGGTGGTAAATCATGGGCTCTAATTGCATTAGGGGCTCAAGCAGTCAGATTAGGTTACACAGTTATTCACTATACTTTAGAATTAAGTGAAAAATATGTAGGTAGAAGATATGATGCTTGTTTTTCAGAAATACCTGTAGGTGATATAATTGACCATAAAAAAGTAGTAATTGATAAGTTATCAACTTTACGAGGTGGTCTTTATATTAGAGAATACCCCGCGGGACAAGCAACAGTAAACACTATACATGCACACTTAGAAAAATGTATTCAGCAAGATATTCAACCAGATATGATTATTGTTGATTACGCTGATTTGCTTACTTCTAAATCAAGTAAAGAAAAAAGAGACAAATTAGATGACATTTACACTAGTTTACGTGGTTTAGCTACTGAAATGAAAGTACCTATTTGGACAGCATCACAGGTAAATCGATCAGGAGCAAGAGAAGATATTATCCAGGGAGATAGAATGGCTGAAAGTTATAGCAAAATGATGATCACTGACTTTGCTATGTCATTAGCCAGAAGTGCTGAAGATAAAGAAAGTGGAACCGGAAGATGGCACGTTATGAAAAACAGATACGGAGCCGATGGTATAACTTACGATTCAATTATGGATACTTCTATAGGTAAAATTGAAATAAATATGAGAGGAAACAACAGACCGCAACAAAACAACCAAGGAGATCTTTCGCCTATACAGCGAAGAAGAGCTCAACAAGCTTCCAACGAGTTTTTTGGGTTTTAGCAGGTTTTGTTTGTATATATTGTACTTATCAACACAAGGGTTTAGCCCTTTTTTAATTCTAAAAATATAACAATGGCAAAAAAAGATATCACAAAAGAAAGAATAGTATACAAACCCTTCGAATACCCAACAGCATTTGATTATTGGTTAAAACAACAACAAGCACATTGGATTCATACAGAAGTCCCCATGATGAGTGATATCAATGATTGGAAACAGAATTTAAATGAAACTGAAAAAAACATTATTGGTTCTATTTTAAAGGGTTTTGCCCAAACAGAAACTGTAGTTAATGATTATTGGACAGGATTAGTTACAAAATGGTTCCGTAAACCAGAAATCATAGCTATGGCAACTACATTTGGTGCTATGGAAACAATTCACGCTGAAGCTTACTCTTTATTAAATGAAGAATTAGGATTAGATGATTTTTCTGAGTTTCTAGAAGATGAAGCCACAATGGCTAAAATTGAAACATTAATGAATGTAAGAGATTCGTTTGATGGAGAAGTGAATTGGCACGAGAGAGCTAAGTCACTCGCTATATTTAGTGCATTCACAGAGGGCGTTAATTTATTCAGTTCATTTGCGGTTTTATTGTCATTTAAAATGCGCAATAAACTAAAAGGGGTTGGCCAAATAGTTGAATGGTCAATCAGAGATGAATCAATGCATTCTGAAGCAGGATGTTGGTTATTTAGAACACTTTTAGAAGAAAAACCAGAACTAAAAACACCAGAATTAGAAGCAGCAATCAACGAAGCAGCTTTACTTTCATTACAATTAGAATTAGATTTTATTGAAAAAGTATATGAAATGGGTGATCTAGAGGGATGTAGTAAAGATGATTTAATTCATTTTATAAAAAACAGAGTTAACACAAAATTAGGAGACTTAGGTTATAATTCAATCATAGGAGATGTAGATATGAACGCAGTTGGTAGAATGAAATGGTTTGATCATTTATCAGCTGGAAAACAACACACAGATTTCTTTGCAAATAGAGTAACAAATTACTCAAAAGGAACAATGGAGTGGGACGCATCATCAATATTTTAAAAAACAATAATGGATAACAATAGTTTAGTAGCAGATTACTCCCAATGGGAGAGAGGGAAAGATTTCCCTGATTTTATGGATGAAGTAGCTTTATCAACAATTTCAAAAGGCTATCTTTTACCAGGAGAAACACCTAAAAAAGCATATAGAAGAGTTGCTCACTCAGTAGCATCAAGATTAAATCGCCCAGATTTAGAATCAAAATTCTTTAAATACATTTGGAATGGTTGGATTGGTTTAGCATCTCCTGTACTTTCAAACACAGGTACAGATAGAGGTTTACCTATTTCATGTTTTGGTGTTGATACACCAGATTCAATTAGAGGAATTGGCTTAACTAATGCTGAATTAATGAAATTAACAGCCGCAGGAGGTGGCGTTGGTGTTTCTGTTTCAAGAATCAGACCAAGAGGAACAGAAATTAGAGGCAATGGTAAATCAGAAGGTGTAGTACCTTGGTGTAAGATCTATGATTCATCCATTATTGCTACTAATCAAGGTAATGTAAGAAGGGGAGCAGCTTCTGTTAACTTAAATGTTAACCACCCAGACATTGGAGAATTTTTACAAATTAGAAGACCAAAAGGTGATCCTAACAGACAATGTCTAAATTTACATCAATGTGTTGTTGTAGATGATTCGTTTATGAGAAAACTAAATGATAGAGATGAAACTGCAATGAACATTTGGTTAGAAGTTTTAAAATCAAGAATGGAAACAGGAGAACCATACATTATGTTTGAAGACAATGTAAATAAAGATAACCCTTTAGCTTACATGATGAATAACCTCAAT